CTCTGGAAACCAGTGTTAGATAAAACAGGTAATGGTTATGCTGTTATTCGTTTTCTTCCAGCTGTAGACGGAGAAGATTTGCCATGGGCAAAGGTCTGGAATCATGCATTTCAAGGCCCCACTGGACAATGGTATATTGAAAACTCACTTACCACACTTGGTAACAATGATCCTGTATCAGAAATGAACAGTGCATATTGGAACTCTGGTGTTGAATCAGATAAGGAAATTGCTAGACGACAAAACGTAAGTTGCAGTATTTTTCTAACATCTATGTTGTAAGTGATCCAAAGAATCCTCAAAACGATGGTAAAGTTTTTCTCTTTCGTTTTGGTAAAAAAATCTTTGATAAATGCATGGAAGCAATGCAGCCTGCATTTGAAGATGAAACACCTGTTAATCCTTTTGATTTTTGGGAAGGTGCAAACTTCAAGTTAAAGATACGTAAGGTAGATGGTTATTGGAACTATGATAAATCAGAGTTTGAAGCCCCTTCACCTTTATTTGATGATGATGATGCGATTGAAGAAGTTTGGAAAAAGCAGTATGCTTTAAATGAGTATACAGCTACATCAAACTTCAAATCATATGATGAACTAAAAACACGACTTGATATGGTTCTTGCTGGAACTACAAAAGTAGGGAATGTAACAACTCTCATGGAAGATGAACCTATTGAGAATACTGTTAGTGTGAATACTGTAGAGGAATCTGTTCCCACTTCTTCCACAGTTACAATATCATCAACAGATGAAGATGATACGATGGACTATTTTCAGAAACTTGCTGACGATAGTTAATCATTTAGAGCCCTCTCTAAGAAATTAGAGAGGGTTTTTCTTAACATTATAATGCGTTAGTCAGCATAGTAGGAACGCTATTTGGATTGAAAGTTTTATTATCAAAACTATAGTGGTTTGTGGTTTTATTAGCTGAAATATTATTAGTATTAGGTGCAACAACAGTAGTACCAGCACCAGCACTTTTTTCAGCATTTTGAGCTTGTTTTGCTTGTGTCATTGTATCAACTCTGGTAGAAGTAGGGGGTTTAAAGTCTAAGGTACTTTTAGCAGGGGCCTCAAGTTGCATCTCCAATTTCTTAGCAATATCTTCATCGGACAGGCCTTGGTCAATCCAATCAACGATTTGATTCAATTCTTTTTGATTAATTTCATCAACAATTTTATTCAATTCTTCTTGAGTTACGTTCTGGTTCTGAACCAGCAGATCTGGTACGTTACCATATTCACTACCGCCTGAAGATGCTAAACCTTGTCTTTTTGCAAGTGTTGTCTTTTGCATCCTTAATTTTGTTTCATCATCTTCTTTTCTTTGTTTAGCACCAAAACCTATATAACCACCTATTGAAATGCTTTTTTCTAATTTTTTTATTTTTTTGCTCGCTTCTTCATTTTTCTTTTTATCTATTTGTGCAAAATCAACAGCGTATAAATCTGCTTCCTTTTCAGCAGACTTTTGTGATATTTTTGCTTCTTTATTAGACTTCTTCATTGCTTTATCTGATACTACTGGGCCATCAGCATTTTCGCCCTCTACAACATCTTTACCATCTCCAAAAAGTTTTCTTGTTAACCATCTACCGACTTTGCCGCCTGGCATAATTGACTTTATAATTGACGTAAAATCAATATCAAACAATTTACCAAACCACTTAGCAATACTTTCAACGACCGTTATTATCAGACCACCGATAGACCAATCCTCGGCATTAGCAAGTTTTTTAGCCTTTTCATCAAATCCAAATAGACTTAGTAACCATCCTGTTACTAATTTAAGACCCTTCAAAATTATATTAGGTAAGAAAAACAGAACATTAAATGCACTTTTGATAATATCTGATGTGCTATCAAATTTGAACAGATCGCCTAACCACTCTTTAACACCTTTAACAACATTTTTGACAGTTGCTGTTAACCAACTATCTTCAACATTTTCTGAAGATGCCCAAGAAAATAATTTAGTAAACCATTCTTTAACTTTCCCCCACACTTCACCAACATATGTTTTTAAATTAGCCCAACCTTCAACAACATTTTCTGAAGATGCCCAAGAAAATAATTTAGTAAACCATTCTTTAACATCACCAAACACTTTGCCAGCATATGTTTTTAAATCAGTCCAACCTTCAATGACTAAAGCTTTATTAAAAGTAAATTTTTCAACAACCCAATCTTTTAGTTTAGTTGGAATTTCTTTAATCCAAGTAGTAATTTCAGTCCATTTTTTTGAAAACCATTTTCCTACAGATTCGAAGAATTTTGCTATTTTCTCGCCACCAATCCAACCAAGAATTGCACCAATAACTGCACCGATAAGACCACCTACTAATGTACCTATTACTGGAACAATAGAACCAATACCAGCACCAATCAGAGCCCATTTGCCCATATTTTTCATAGCACCTTTAAATCCCTCGTCCATACCACCTAATATACCGCCCATTGCTGCTGATGTTTTTGAAGTGCCCCATTCGGTTGACATTTTCATGGCTGCCATACCATCTTTGACCATCAATGCAATACCGCCAGCAATTGCCAATGGGCCCATCATCTTTGCAATTTTTGGATTACTAAATGCTGATTGAACTGCTTTAGAGCCCCAAGCTGATTTCATAGCTTTAGATGCCGCAGTTATTCCAGTAATCATACCACTAACACCAAAAGTTTTTAATGCAATAAGACCAAGAAGTACGGCCAGTGCTCCTTTATGTTCTTTAAAGAGATTTCCTGCTTTTTTCCAGCTGGGGTTTATTATAAAACTACCTAAATCAGTAAAAAAGGGAACAAGTTTTTTAGTCACAAATTTTGCAGCTTTAGTTAATATGTTAATAAATTTATCCCAATATTTGCTATTTACAAATACTAATAATGCAATCATAACCCCAGCAAAAAGAGTTCCTTTCAAGATATCACCAAACTTTCTTGCACCTTTTTTAGATGCATCTTTCATAAATCCTGCTATTCCACCTATTCCACCAGCAATTTTCTTTAACAAATTTCCTTCTTTGTCTGCATTTGCTTTTTGTTCAGCTCGTATTTCTTTTTTTGCAGAAGGACTAGTTGCGTCAGCATATCTTTGTTTTAATTCTTCCTTTGTTGTGTTGTAAGCTAGTTGGTTATATTTTTTATTATCTGTTGCTATTTTTCCTTGATCTTCTAACGACTTTCTCATTGCTTCTTGTTCTGCTCTTGCTTCTGCAATTTTTTTTGGAACTTCAGCTATAGTATCATTACTTGCTTTTATTAAATCATTTTGTCTTTTTTCTTGTTCTAACAAAAGTTTATTGTATTGACTACTTTTTTCTGCAACACCACCAGCACTTTCAATACTTGCTTTTAGTTCCTCTAATTTTGCTCTACTTTCATCATTAACCTTTTTTTGTGCTTGTCGTTGTTCAAGAGCTCTCACACTTATTTTTAATGTAGCTGCGGCTTGTTTATTATTTTCTGTTAACTTTTCCGTTACATCTGCAATTGTAGCTGAAGCCATGGTGGTATCCTATTTTTTTCTACTTGACGAAGCAGAACCATATCCATGTTGCTGTTGTATCGGTTGATTACCAACAACATCTTGATTCGTACTTGTACTGTTAACGTATAATCCAAACCACGCTGCGCCTGCACCTACAACGACTGATACGAGTCCTGCTTGCGCCATATTAGGTTCACTTAATGCCATGAACCATACTGTAACTTCATAAAGTAAATATATGTACATACTTATAAAACATCTTGGAAAAATTCGCCATCGACTAAAATATTCTGGTGCAACCCATAACCAACCTGTTTTATTCACTGGTTTATTCAATGTGCCATATATGTTTGACGTACCTTTATCTTCTAGTTCATTGATATGATCACGCATTGCATCATAATCATCACGATTGACGTTTACCGTATCTTTGCTTGCGACTTCATTTGCCATGATTACCCTCTTTTTTATTTACCAATATTTTTTATAGTTTCTCGTAGTATTCTTTTGTATAATGTTTCTGGTGTTCTTTTTATACTTTGTATTAATTTTGGATTTTTTATTCTTTTTTTTACTTCAAGTCTAACAGAACCAGCTGACTTGCCTTCCATATAAAATGGTGGTAATCCCTCTACATCTACTTTCCAAAACATTATCTTCTACTTTCTTGTTCTCTTCTTTTATTTTCTTCATCCAAAAAATTCATTAATAATCCTATGTAAATTTCCCTTTCCCAAGGTAACATATTTTCTAATTCTGTTAAACTATAATTATGATGCTGCATCATTCCAAAATTAGTTTTATAATAATTCTCTAACGTATCATGAGAAAGGGCTACTCGAAAAAACTTTGCAATCCCTCAATCGGTATTTCACTTTTTTTCTTTGTTACTGGATTTGTTACCTCAATTACATGCATTAATTTTGGCATAGTTTCAAAAAAATTACTTAAATTTTCAAAATTATCTGTAGACATGCTATCAATGAACTCTTCTAAATCATCCTCAGACATATCTATTTTATGATGTACAGTTTCACCATCATGAATTTCATGTACACAACTTTTCATCATATCAAACATAGATTTTATTTGCCCATTAGGATCAAAACCTCTCATATTTGCTAAAGATGGATATTTCATTATAAGTTTAATGTCCTCTGTTAGTTTTACAACATTATTATGATCAACTGGCATTTGTACATCAACTTTTTCTAAATCAATTTCGACATCCACATAAGTTTTATTATCATCTGGACATAACAATTTTAATTTTACTTTTTCACCAACTGATTTTCCTCTTATTCGTAAAAAAATATATTCTATATCAAACATTGGCAATTTGTATGGATCAATTTCATCCAAAATACAATCACTAATGATTTGAGCAAAAGTATTTTCTATTAATTTGTCATCTTCTGATTCTTGAGCAATCATGAGAGCTTTTTGTTCTTTTACAAGAAAAGGTCTGTATTTTAATTGTTTTCCTGTAGATGGTAAAGTCAATTCATAATTTGCATTATTAAGTTTAGGTAGTGCCATAATTTTTCATCCTCAATTATAATAAATACAATACTCTTGGTACGTTCGCATTATTACTTGTTTGTACTGTATCTGTTGAATTACTTGCTGTTAAATCGCCAAGCGGACGACTTATTCTATTTGCATCTAATGTTTGCCAATAACGAAAAGAAAAACTTACTGAAGTTTTTATAATTTCATTATTAGCACCCTGATTAAGACTTGTTGCTTCAATTGTTTTAGGAAATGCTTCCATTAGTTTAAGCCCATATCGTCTTTGATCTTTTCTATCAAGTAAATATATATGAACTTCACTTACGTAATCATTGTAATATCCAACATTCCAAGTATTTTCATCAAATGCTTGTTTTTGCCATTCTTCAAAAAATACTCTTTCATCCAAACCAGAACTAGCTTGAAAAGTCATAGCTATATCTTCTGCATAAGTTACACCATCAACAATTTCTCTTGTAGGGCCATATATATTTGAATCGGTTAAAGTATTAAGATTGCGGCCAGGAAGATTTACTTCTTCACAACGTAAAGAAACTGCCCGAGCATCTGAACCTCTTTCTGAACCAGCGTATGAATTAGTTGTTGTTCCATCACCACCACCACCACCACGTTTAGGTGGAGACAATATTAAAACTTCAAATCTATTTGGTATTGCATAACCTTCACCCGAACGAAATGTTGATAAAATATCATTATAATTACCAAATGAGCCTGCTTCTACAAATTTAGCTAAATTTGCCATTAAATCATACTCCTAGAATCTCCCCACACTTTTCCTTCAGACGCTTTTTTAAATCTCTGTACAGGAAGTAAGGCGGCAATTATAAATTCATCTGCATCAATTCTACGAAATTGAGATTTGGTTTGCCCTGACAAATAACGATGTAAAGTTGGTTTGATTAAATTAATATTTTTCAGTTTACTATAATCAACATTCAATCGTGTAGTCTTTTCTTCAAGATTTGAACTATTCGCATAATTAAACAATCTATCTAGTAATTTAACTCGTAATGGAATTGGTAAGTAATGAAAATTAATACCAAGAAATCCATCTGAATAATTTTCTAATGGAAGTACCAATGGAAATGTATCATAATAAGGTAATGTTTTTTTAAATTTAGGATCATAGAAAAACATATTTAATTT